ACTCGTAGACCTGGATCGGGAGCTTCGAGATGTCGCTCGCGATCGTGTTCACGCAGGCGTAGACCGCGGAGAAGGCCAACAACTCCATGCCCCGGTGCGGGCCGTTGGCGTTCATCTGCCAGCTCCCAGGCGGGCCGCGATCGCCGTTACCCCAGGCGGTAACGCCACCGCTCCCTGGCCAATAGACGGAGTTGGCGGGCGTCTTCGCCGTGCGCGCGAACCACGAGCCGATCGCCTGAAGGAGCGTCCGATCAGCCATCGGACATTTCCTTCAGCCTGGCCAGGCGGACCATGTTGAGAGCGAGCATCTCGCCTGCGTCGAACGTGCTCAGCCGAAGCTCGTCGCCCGCGAAAACGTATTCGTCGTTATGCTTGAAGCCAGCCACCGCGACGACCTCGACCTCGTCGGTCTCGACCTTGCGTTTTGCCATCGTGCTTCCCTCCGAAAAAGAACGGGGCGATCGGTTGCCCGATCGCCCCAGTGCCCCTCGACCACCCGCAGGAGACTACGGACCAGGGAAGCCGGTGATGAGCTGGACGGCGCCCGTCCTTCTCATGACCCAGTAAATATAACGCTCTGCTTTGATTCCAAGCATGTTCTGTTGCCAGAGCGAGACCAGCGGAGTCGGCGGAGTTGCCGGTGCGCTGTCGAGCTGAAGCGCCGCTTCGGTGCTGGTGTCGATGACCACCTGGCCATCGTCAGCCACCATGAGCTGCGATTGATCCAACAGAACGACATCGGATTTACCCGCCGTCACCACGAGATGGTTAGAGACGATGACGGGAATCCCCATCAGCGACAGACCGCCCGCGGTCTGAGCATTGCCGCCAACAGCGCCGACCATGCCAGGGAAAGCAAAGATATCCTGGGCGGTGCGCACCGTGGCGAGATACATGGCGGCAGTCGCCGACATGATCCAGACAGGCGAGCCGACGCTCCCCAACGCCGTGCTCATCTGCAACATAGCCTTCGAGAAGTCGGTGACGATCGTCGCCACCGTGCCGCCGGTCGACGGGATCGGCGTCACGCCGTTGGTGATCGACGCGGGACGCAGACCGGCCGCAGCGGTCACCGCCGGATCGATCAGCTGCTTATCGATGAAAGCCGCGATCGTCGCGACCAGGTCATCGCGCACGAGCTGCTCGGCGCTTGGATTGCTGAAGCGCGCCAGCTCGTTGGTGATGACAACGATCACCGCGATCTTGGCCCATGGCACCGTGATCGTGTCGAAGGCCAGCGAGCTGACGGGCTTCGACAGTCCCTCGCCGACCCAGTTCGCCGTGGCGCCTGCGGTCTGACGAGGAATCTTGATGTTGAAGGGAATCGATCGGTAGTTGAGACGGCCGAAGATGGTGGCCGCGCGCAACAGCTCGATAAACTCCTGAGTCATCAGCTGATAGTTGATCAGCGGTGCGGCCCAGGTCGGCGAGACCGTGGTGCCCGCCGCGACCGCGGCACGCTGCACCCACTGCGGATCGCTGGTCGAGCCGACCGTCACGGCATGACGGAGGATCGCGCCGATCTCCGGCATTTCGTTGTCCCAACGCTTGGCCAGCTCGACCGCCTGCATCAGGTTTCCTTTCGACAGGGCAAGCGCCCCGACGAAGCGCGTGAAGGCCTGGCCCTTGAAGTCGGGCTTGAAAGCCTGGGCGCGGACCTCGGCGATCGGCCGCAGAGGATCGGGCGCAGGGCGTGCGGTGCGCGCCATCTGGGCTTCGGCCTCTTCGAGCTTGACGAGCTGGGTGTCGATGTCGCGGACCTCGACTTGATCTTTGTCGAAGGCCGCGGACTCTTCGGCGGTGAAGTGCCGATCGTCGGTGCTGGCCAGCTCGCTCAGCGCCGACATGGCGTCGAGATGAGCGTTGCGCTTTTTGGTAAGCGCGTCGATTTGCTTACGGAGCATTGCTTGCCCCTCCCTTGAAGTGCCCGATCCTAAGACGGGCGAGACCTATCGAGCGGCGCCGCTGCACCGCCGCGAGCTGCGCAGATGCGCCTGGCTCGGGGAGGAACGATCGGCGGATGGTCGCTTCGCTAGCGAGCGACCGAGCGAGGGCGAGCGCCTGCGGATTTGCGGGCACGGACACAACGCTAAGCTCTAGCAATTCCTGGGCGATGAACTCGAAGCCGGTGAGGATGCCGGAGTCCTTGTCGCCGTCCTTCCAGATCGGATTAGGCGCCGCCGTCGGCAGGAAGCCGACCGAGACCGCGCGCAGGATGTCGGCGTCGACCAGGTTCCAGACCTCGTCGGCGAGCTGCGACTTGCCCGCGGGCGCGAAGGTCGCTTCGGCGAGCAGCTGGTTGCCGATGACCGAAGCCTCGACGCGGCCGATCGGCGACTTGGAATCGTGGCCGAAGAGCAGGACCGGATTAGCTTTGAAGTTGTCGAGCTGCCAGCCCTTGGCGCGGATGATGTCGCCGTAGCGATCGACGGACTCGTCGCTGGCAACGAAGCGCATGGTGCGCGGCGTCTCGGTGGCCTTGACCGCCTTGGAAGCGGCGCGGACCAGGCGCTCGCCTGGCTGTGGTGCGGTGCGCTCCATGGTCAGCCTCCTCGCTTGCGGCCCGCGACGCGCGCAGGCTTGTTGCTCATGACGCGGTTGCGGTTGCGGATCGGCTTGGCCGAGCCGCGCTTGGGGTATGAGTCGTTTTCGACATGAGTCGTCAGGCCCAGGCCCGACTTCGGCCGGGACGGGAGCGTCTGTTTCGCCATGAGTTATCCCCTAGATGATGTGAATTCCGGGGACAGATTCGCTGTGGCTCGCGTTGTAGCGGCCGATCGCCATGATCAGCGCCGTCATCCCGTCTATCCGGCCGGTGCTCTTGGCCTTGTGCGGCATCCAGTTGTCGTTTTTGTCCCGCTGCACCGCCAGGTTGGACGCGCACCAGCGGAGGACAGGGTTGTCGCCGTGATCGAGGCGGTGGCTGAGCAGGAGCGCCTGAAGCTCCTTCGTCGGCTCGGAGTAGGAGCGGAGTCCCTGGATGAACTCCATCATGTTGACGCCGTGCTCGTTGCATTCGGTGGCGAGCTGCGTGGCGTTCCACGGATCGAAGCCGACGTTGACCAGCTCGTGCTTATCGAGATCGCCGATCACCGCCGCCTTGATCTCGGCGTGGTCGATGATGTTGCCCGACGTCGCCTCGATCCAGCCCTCGTCGACCCATTGCCTGTAGGGAACGCGGTCCTGGTCGGCGCGCGCTTCGAGCGTCTCGGCGGGCATCCAGAAGCGCGCCGCGATGCGCATGATGTTGTCCTGGTCCGGCTCGAACAATTTGACGTAGGCCGTCATATCCACCTTCGAGCTGAGATCGAGTCCCGCCCAGCAACGCATCCGGCCCAGGCGATCGGGATCGAAGCGCCCGCGCGTGTTGCGGTTCCAGACCTCCATATCGATCGCCTTGCTGGCGTCGCTGGTGCGCACGTTCAAGCGAAGCCGCTTGAAGGCGTCGAGCGCGCTCGGATTGCGCGCCGCCTTGCGCGCCTGGCGCGTCAGGTCGTCGAGCTTGACGCTTATCCCGAGATTGGGGTTTGCCTTCGCCCAGGCGATCGGATCGTCCCAGGCGTCGTCCTTGTCGATCGTGGTGATGAAGGCGAAGTGACCGTCGTCTTCGATCACGCCTTCCAGCACCTTGATCGCGTAGTCGTTTTCCGAATTGTAGACGCTCTCCGGTGAGTCATCGCCCGCGGTGGTGATGATCCAGATCAAGGGCTGGCGCCGCGAGCCGATCGCGGTATCCATCACGTCGAGCAGGGCGCGCGATTTATGCCGATGCAATTCGTCGACCAGGACGACATGCGGGTTGAGGCCGTCGGCGGTGCGATCGTCTGAGCTGAGCGGCTCGAATTTGCTCGACGTATGGTCGACGCTGAGATTCAATTTGTAGCGCCGGATCAGGGCCGACAGATCGGGCGACGCCTGCACCATCCGCTTGGCTTCGTCGAAGATGATCCGCGCCTGGTCGCGCTTCGTGGCCGTCGCGTAAATCTCGGCGCCCTCCTCGCCGTCGCAGATCAGGCAATCGAGGCCGATGCCCGCCAGCGTGGTGCTCTTGCCGTTCTTGCGCGGAAGCTCCTGGTAGACGGTGCGAAAGCGGCGCGTGCCGTCGGCGCGCTTCCAGCCGAAGACGCTGCCGACGCAAAAGCACTGCCAGGGGCTCAGCTCGACAGGCTTGCGCGCCCATTCACCTTTCGAGTGCCGGAGAAACGTCGGGAAGAAGCCGATGCGATGGGCCGCCACCTCGGGGCGCCAGACCAGGCCCCGATCGGCGCCGTGCTCAAGATCGCGGATGTGACGCTCGCAGGCCAGGATCGCCAGCCGACAGGCCGGGGAATCGCCCGCTACGACAGCGCGGGCGTAGGCGGTGACCTCGTCCTTCACGGGACCGGGAAGGCGTCTGGCGGGCATATATGGGCCTTTCCAGGGTGCGACATGGTGCGACACTACGAACCGTACAGGACGCTGGACAGGGCCTATACCGTCTGTATACTAGGGGCATCGAAACGAGACCAGCCCCCGGAGTTTTCCAATGTTCGACCGTTCCAACCCGATCTACGTCAAGACCTACACCACCTTCGGCGAGACCAGGTATTGCCTGGGCAACGGCCCGACCTGTCCGGAGCGCGACGTCTGCTCCCGCCTCGGTGGCTGGTTCCTCGCCCTGCGCTCCTTCGAGAGCGCGCTGGGCACCGCCCGCGGCATCTCCGACAACGTGATCGTGTGCGATCCGATCGCCCTGAGCTAGGCGATCGAAGGTCGAAACGCCCGATCGGGCGTCCACGGGTCAGGCCCGTGCTGACGAGACCATCCAAAGGAGACATGACATGACAAAGATCACCACCTTCGACCGCACGTCCTGCAAGGTCATTCAGGACGCGATCGTCCGTTCCCTCCGCGAAGTCGAGGAGCGTTTCGGCGTCTCGATCACCGCCGCGGGCGGCACCATGGACGGCGCCGAATTCAAGGCGAAGTTTCAGATCAAGGTCGTCGATCCGGCCGCCGTCGAGGCCGACCAGCGCCGCAAATTCAGCATGGCCTGCTTCCTGTACAGCCTGAAGCCCGAGCACTACGGCGCCACGGTGCCGCTGTCGGGCGGCCGGTCAGGCAAGCTGATCGGCGTCGAGCCGGGACGCAGCAAGCGGCCGATCAAAATCCTCTCCGAGGATGGCAAGGTCTACGTCTCGACCGAAGCCTCGGTGAAGCATCTGGCGTCACCTCCGGGCCGCAACCTGGTCTGACACTCAGGAGAAGGGCCGCCGCCGCGGCCCTTCGGATGAGTGACAGCAAGGGAAGAGCAACATGAGAGTCCTGATCGCCTGCGAATTTTCCGGCATCGTCCGGGACGCCTTCAGGGCGCGTGGACACGATGCGTGGTCGTGCGACCTCCTGCCCTGCGAGGCGTCGCCCGACCGCCATCTGGTCGGCGACGTGCGGCGCTGGCTGAAGCCGCGACGCTGGGATTTGCTGATCGCCCATCCGCCCTGCACCCACCTCGCGGTGTCGGGCGCGCGGTGGTTCAAGGACAAGCTCGCCGAGCAGGCCGAGGCGCTGGCCTTCGTCCAGCTCCTGCTCGACGCTCCGGTTGAGCGGATCGCGCTGGAAAATCCCGTGTCGGTCATCAGCTCGCGCATCCGCAGGCCCGACCAGATCATCCAGCCGTGGCAGCATGGTCACGGCGAGATCAAGGCGACGTGCCTCTGGCTGCGTAATCTCCCGCCGCTGGTGCCGACGAAGATCGTCGAGGGCCGGACACCGCGCGTCCACTTCGCTTCTCCCGGTCCCGATCGGTGGAAGGAACGATCGCGGACCCTGCCGGGGATCGCCGCGGCAATGGCTGCACAGTGGGGTGCGGCATAGGGGTGCGACACTACGAACCGTATAGGACGCTAGACAGGGCCTATACCGTATGTATACTCAGGGCATCGAAACGAACCCCCACAGGAGACTCCATGACCCGCCACCAGCTCTTCGTTCAAATTCGCAAGGCTTACTTTCAGGAGGCCCTCAACGCCGCGGACACCGCGGTGAAGCGCGCCGACATCCTGTCCGGATGCTGCGGTCCCGAGCCGAAGCATACCGTGACGCTGGCCGAGGCCCGCCAGCTCTTCGTCGCGGCGGGCGCCAAGGCCCGCGCCGACTACAGCTACCGGAAGGCGGTCGCCGCGATTGACGCGGCGATCGATGCCTCGGAGTCCGAGCATTACGCCAGGCTCGATCGCCTGGGGGTGAGGGCCTGAAGACCCGCCGCCCTCCCAGGCCCGCCAGCGAAAGCTCGGCGGGCCTTAGGCGGTATCAGAAAAGGAGATCAGACAATGACCTATCATCACTTCACAACATGCCGCTTCTGCAAGGAGACGATCCGGACCCACGATCCGAAGGTTAAGTACGGGACGCGCCACTACGCCCACCACGCCTGCTACCTCGACGCGGGCAAGAGCCTGGACGATCTCCCGGCCCACCAGATCGCCGCCTTCCCGTGGCGCCTGATGCACGATCGCGATCTGCTCGCCTACGCTGAAGCCCGCATGGAAAACGAGACCAGGCGTCAGGCGGCGTGGGAGGCCAAGCGCGTGGCCCAGGCCCAAACAGGAGACCCCGCATGAACAACGCCGACAAACTCACCGTGGGCGCCCGCGTGGTCGCCCTGCGCGAGGGCCTGGGGATGTCCCAGGCCCGCCTGGCCGAGCGCCTGGGCGTCGCCGACGCGCGCATCAGCCACTACGAAACGGGCCGCGCCCAGCTCCCGATCGACATCGCGATCCGGCTCGCGAAGCTCACGAAGACGAGCCTTGATCACATCTATGCAGGGCGGAGGGCGCCGCGATGAAGCCCGTCACCGACAGTCAATTCGCCGAGCTTCAGAAGCTCGCAAGCCGTCGGCGAACCAGGCTCCTCTTGCTTGATGACGGCAGCGTCGCCTGGTTCCCCGGTGGTTACCGTATCCACGGCGACCTTCCCGGCATGTCTTACGCCACCGCGAAGCGGTGGTTACTGACACCCGCCCGCCAGCGCCCGATCGACTTCGACGCCGACGGCGAGCCTCTGTGGGGCACCCGATGAAGCCCGCCCTGCTCGCCGTCCTGCTCGGCCTGGGCGCCTGCGCCCAGGCGGCGCCCGAACCGCCGCCCGATCGGGAGACGGTGCGGGCCTACGTCAAAGCCAGGCAGGCGGAATTCGACGCCGACTGGGAGCGCCGAAAGCCTGCCTGGCTAAAGCCTGGTTATGCCGGTCCTGATTTGACGCCTGGCGAAGTCTACGCCGAGGCCCTGGAGACCTGGCGCCGCGATCCGCCGTCGGAGACGGTGCGGAGCTTCTACAATGGCGCGACGTCGGCGCCGTCACAGAAGATCGTCGTCGTCATCCAGCGCCCCAGCTACGGCTGGCGCCACTATCACCATCACCACCAGCACCGGAGGTAGAGGCAGCGGCGACCTTTAGGGGAGGCGCACCGCTGAGAGAGGAACGGCGCGGGAGCTGGGAGGCACCCCGCGCCGTTCTTCGTTTCATTGCCGCCTGGCCGCGGGGTCTTCGACGACCGCGGCGTCGAGGATGTCAAGGGCGCGGTCCAGCTGGGTCGCGTGGTCCGTCACCAGGGGCCACATGTTCGTGTTGCCACTGCACTCGCCGACCGAGCCGCAGATGCTTGCCGCCTCGTAGACGCCGCGCTTCTCGTCGGCCGTCGCCGAGCTGGCGTCGATCAGCGGGATCAGCGTGGCGACCTTGGCGGAATCCTCATAGATGAGCTTGCGGAGATACTGCGCGTTGCCCTCGCAATTCGGGAAGGCGCGCATCCGGTTGGCAATGGCGCGGCACTCGATGGTGAGGGCGGTCGCGGGCATGGCGTCAGTCCTTCAGGAAAGCGGCGATCGCAAGGGACATCGCGGCGCCGAGCGCGAGGGCGGCGCCGATCATGGCGAGCTGGCGGGCGTTGCGGCCCCGATCCTCCTCGCCGAAGATCACCGCCGCGGTGAACAGCGCGCCGACCGCCAGGAGGATCACGGCGGAGAGGATTGCGGTCAAAGCCAGGCCCAGATACGCCGCTTGACCACGCCATTGATCGTCGTCGACTTCACGCCATACTCGGCGGCAAGGTCACACTGGAATTCGCCTTCATCAACGCGCCTTCGGATGGCACGGACGGCTTTTTCCGTGAGCTTCTTTGGACGGCTAGCCTCACGCCCGACAGGGTGAAGGCCTAAAGCCTTGGCATGGCGCGCGTTTTGAAGGCCGGTCACATACTCCAGGTTGGCAACGCTGTTATCCGTCTTGATTCCATTCTTGTGGTTGACCTGGGCACCAGGCGGGCAAGGGCCGAGGAAGGCACGCGCCACCAGGCGGTGAATCTTGGCCTGCTTTCGGCGCCCTTCCTGGTAGACCTGGATTCTGATGTAGCCTTTCTCCGTGATCTGGCGGAGAGACAGGAGGAATCCTGGTCTTGCAAACGTCCGGATCGGCGCGTCGGGAGAAATCCGCGCCCTACCTTCGCTGCTTACCTGGTACGGGTAGCAGTCCTCCGCGTCTCGCCATTCCTCGATCATCGCCAGATTATTGGAGCTTGTCTGGCTTGGCGTCCAGATAGGCCTTCAATTTCGTGCCGATGAGCTGGCCTGGCGCGTGGGTTGCCACGTAAGTCTTGCCCAGGCTGGCGCGGGCGCCTGGAGAGAAGCCCAGGCGGTCGCTGGCGCGGAAGGCCAGGTTGGCCTGCTCGGTCATGGTGCGCATCAATGGATTCTGAAGGCCGCGGCCCTTGGCGGTGTAGACGATCTGGCCTTCTTCGCGGATCGCGATGACGGCCCTCCGGTATTCGACCGTCGCGCAGACCCATGCGGTGAAAGCCTCCAGGTCGGTTGCGCTGAGCAATCCACGCGGAGCATTTTCGACGCCGACGATCCATTGCGCGCGTTGTTCGTCGTCCATCCAGCTGGGCGGACTCCAGAGATCGCCGATGCCCTCGGGCTCGGCCGGAAGGCGGTGATCGCCTGGATTCCCGTGGAGCCGCTTCAGTGCGCGAGGCTGCGGCTTGGGGCCACCCCTACCCATGGTCTGTCTCCCTGAATCTACTCGTGACCGACGGAAACCGTCTCACGAATGGCGCGAATTGTGAAAAATCCCCAAAAATAGGGCGTTTAACTCTCCGGAAAACCGAAAAGGCGGGGGGCGGGGTTTTT